TGTAGGAAGAATAGAACAAGTACCCCTGTATGTTGATGAGTGCTCCTCCTCCTCTCTTAAATACCTTCTAAACAGGATAAGACAATATGTTATAACCAAGAAGGTTAAGTTATTTATGGTTGATTACCTACAACTAGTATCTAACGACAAAAAAGGGAGGAGCAGAGAGCAGGAGGTTTCTGAGGTGGCAAGAGCATTAAAGAATATAGCTAAAGAATTAGGTGTAACTATAATTGCATTGTCTCAACTTAATAGGGGTGTAGGTCAAAGAGCTGAAAGTAGACCTACAATAGCAGACTTAAGGGAGTCAGGAGAAATTGAGCAAGCAGCTGATGTGGTGGTGTTAGTATATAGACCAGAATACTATGGTATAACGCAGGATGATAAAGGAAACAGCACAGAGGGTTTAGCAGAAATTATATTTGCTAAAGGAAGAAACATTGGTACTGGGGTGCTAGGTCTTAGGTTTCAAAGAGAATTAACAAAATTTCATGAGATACAAGACTAAAGAAAAGAAGAGAGAAGATATGATTAGGGGCAGACGTGCTGAAAAAGATTATGCTAATCTATATGAAAATGTAAAGTGGCCCACTGAAGAGGAAGATTATAATGAGCACTGGGACCTGGAAGTTAGTGGCATAAAGATAGATGTAAAGGCTATTAAAAAAGATGATGAGAATATACATTTTGTAGAATTTAAAAATGTATTAGGAAAGAAAGGTTGGCTATATGGAGATGCAGATGGATTTGCTTTTGAGACTAGGGATTACTGGATAGAGGTTAAAAAAGATGATCTACAAGAAATGGTGCATGACAAGTGCATAGATAAAGTTAAGGGTTGGGACTTTTATGAGTTATCAACTAGACCAGGTGCGAAAGACTTATTTACTAAGGTTAAAACATTAGACCTTTGTTTTATAGGTAGGATAAAAAAGAAGGTATGAGAAAACAGATATGGCATATTGAGGTTGATTACGAATGGAACACATGGAGAAGGGTTAGAGGTGTGAAAAAAGAAACTAAGAAGAAGAGCAAAGGAACATTTGTAACTACAGCAGTTGGAGATACCATAAGTGAATTAAATAAAAACAAGTATTTATTGTCTTGTTTAAAAAGTGAAATAAAATCAACACAAAATGTTGATATAAAGATAACAGGGTGGAAGTGGAGAGAAAAAATGGGTATAAGTAATGACGTACATTAACTGCACTCATAGCTCAATTGGATAGAGCAACAGCCTTCTAAGCTGTAGGTTGTAGGTTCAAGTCCTACTGGGTGTACAAAATAAGGGTACTTGCCAGAGATTAATTAAACATCATCTCCTTAATCTCAATAAGTGTTCATGGCAAGTATCCTTATATTAAAACAAGTATTAACTAATATATATATTATGTGTTATACAACAATTAAAATACATGCAGAGCAATTAGCAGCTAAACTTGCTCAAAGAAAAATAGAAAAAAAATGGAAATCCCTTGGGTGGTCCCCTTATGTAGAAACTTTTGAGAACTATGTGGGTTGTAAGTATACAGAGGAGGCTGAAAAGGATTATGAAAAACATTATACTTATTTTTTAGAAATAATTCTAAGTACGAGTATAAATGTGGCTCTAGAGGAAAGCCCTGTAGAGGATTAGTGTTAATTTAATTTAATTTATTATGAAGAAAGCAATTTTTTTAGTGATAGTATCTCTGACGCTACAGGGGTTTTCACAAGTTAAAAGTGGGGTGTATAAAATTCAAGAGACTTATCGCTTTACTTTTGAAGAGGGTATACAAATGGAAAACACATTTGCCTCTACCAAACCAATGTTTTTACATATATCTGAAAATGGATTTAGGGTATATACGAAAAATACTGATACAGGAAACAGTTATCCTTTAATACATATAGGTAAAATGAGTGATGGATTTGAGTCGTATGCTGTCCCATTTGGTGACAGGTTTGAAATGAAGGGTGATTTTGCTGTTCTCTTTCAGAGTTTTGACAACTCAACTGGATGGTATACAGAGTCTATAGAATGGAGAGGTTTGGAATATATTTCTAATGTACCTATATTAGACTATGAGAAATAGAAAAAGTAAAGGTAGAGTAAAGAACGTACAGACCACCAAGATAGATGGTGTGGAATTTAGATCCAGGCTAGAGGCATTTGCATATGCTGAACTAAAAAAGGAAGGTATAAAATTTGACTATGAGAAGGAGAAGTTTGTTCTTATGGAAAAGTTTAAGTACGAAAATGTAAGTATAGAAAAGAGGAAGAAGAAAGGTAAGTTGGTGTTTGACCAGGCTTTGACGAGTATCAGGTCCACAACCTACTTACCTGACTTCACCAATCTAGAGGAGGGATGGATAATAGAGGTGAAAGGTATGAAAACAGATGTTTTTAATCTTAAATGGAAACTTTTTAAACAATACCTTGTAAAAAACAACTTAAATTACGAACTTTACATGCCTGGAAGTAAAAAACAAATACTTCAATGTATTAATATGATTAAGGAAAAAATTAAAATATCACAGGCAGATAAAAAAAGAATAGCTAAAATGGTTAGAAGAGATTCTGACACTGAAGCTAAAAATAATGGTATGGACTTAAGGTCTAAGCCATATAAGAATAAGAAAAAATATACACGTAAAACAAAATATAATGCTACAAGGACTATTTAAATCACTAATTGGAAATGCTTCAGGAATAATTGACGAGGTTGTAACAACCAAAGAGGAAAAGTTAACCCTGAAAAATAAGATGAAAGAAATCTTAGTTAATGCAGAGTCCAATGCACAAGAACAAGTAACAAGAAGATGGGAGGCTGATGCTAAGGCAGGTTGGTTGCCAGCAAACATAAGACCAATAACATTGATATTTTTAACAATAGTATTTGTTATTATATCTGTATTTGATGGTAATATAGGTGGGTTCTCAATCTCACCAGCATATGTCCCAATTTATCAGACCTTGCTACTATGCGTTTACTCAGCCTACTTCGCTGGTCGATCAATCGAAAAAATAAGAACTAACAATAAATTAAAGAAAAATGGAAAAAATTAAATTAGAAGAGAAAGAACTTAAAGAAATAAGAGAAATTAGAGGAGAGAATACTAGAATGACTGTTGATTTTGGTAGAATAAAAATGGATATAATAATGATGAAAGCTAAACTCTCAGAGTTAGAAAAGATGGAGGATGATATGACTGCTAGGTTTAAGGGTAATCAAACTAAGGAAGCTAAGATAGCAGACAAGCTTAAGAAAAAATATGGTGATGGCACAATTAATTTAGAAGAAGGAATATTTACACCAACTGAAAAAATTAGTAAGTCTAAAATCTAGTATTCTATAGTAATAAAAAACACAAAGAGTCCAAGATAAAAGTGTATTTCATAATAATTACACACATCGTCTGGTTCGTAATGTCTTATACCAAATAATATACCATTAGAAAACTGAAAACCAAAACCCATTCTTTTCATATCACCATTTATTTTTGGGGCACTCTGAAGTGCTCCATTTAGCTTTTACATCCATATAGCAACCACATATACCACATAAATTATCTTTCTTAACAAAGTGAACACATGAGTCACAAACCTTTGCCCTTCTTAAAAATTCTTCTGGTGGGACATTTTTTGCTCCAGCTGCAATATATTTAGAAGTGTCTTTTATAACACTCTTTACTTTATCTAAAAAACTTGGCTTACTCATCTCTTCCCTTTAATTGTTTTCTTTTTTTTCTATAATCTGTTTTAGCTTTTTTACAACCATCACATCTACACCCATTTCTATATGCTGTTACTGATGGACATGGTATACCATATTTTGCTCTGGCAGCACTATAATTACAACTAGCATGTGAAAAAGCTATATTGTCTAAATTAAAAAAATTATCTATTGGATCTTCTGAATCTAACCAAGGGGTCTTGTGTTCTATTGTGAACTTGTCTATATCTTTTATTTCTGTGGCACACTGGTAGCACCATGCATAACCCAGCATTTTAGCGAAATTAAATAGTATAGATTTTTTTAATCTATTTGAAGCAGTTCCAGGATTCATTCCCAGCTGCTTCGTTTTCTTTTCTTTAATTGACATTTTACCATTTTACTTTGTCAGCCCAATATGCTGCTGACAATTTTCCTTTTGCTATGTTTTTTCTGTGTCTAGCTTTGAAAGATTTTCTTCTGTTTTTTTGTTTTTGTGATTCACCTTCTTTTGGTTTACCAGCAGTGGTCACACCTTGTTGACCAAATCTAATTGTTTTTTTACCACCTCCTGGTTTTCTTACAATAACCATATGTGATTT